CATACACGCTGCCACCGGGGCTGTCGATGTCGATCAGAATCTGGCCCACCGTGTCGTCGGCCAGGACCTGGCGCAAGGCCGAGGTGAATTGCTGGGTGCTGGTGCTGCCGGGTCCGGAGATGTCATCAATCATGTTGCCCCGCTGCGTGACCACGCCATACAGGGGCAGCACGGCAATGCCAGAGCCAGCATTTGCAGCAGCCATCTGTTTGCGGGTATCGCGCAGCACCCGGTCTGACTGGATCTGAAACATGGCTTCGTCAGTTGGCGGCTCGCCCGCAGACCAGCGGGTCAAGACCCCGGCCATGGCCTGCAGCCGCTCGGGCATCAGGGCCCACGGGGTGGTTAAAAATTCGGAGAGCAGAAGTTGTCTGTTCATGTGTGTATTCCTGTGTGAATGCCCAATTGAATGAGGGACCGGGACAGCGCCGGTTCATCCTCGAGTGATGGAGCCCCCTGCGCCCAGTCCTCTACTGCCGATGAAGGCAGGCTGAAGGTCTGGACGATCAGGTTGATTTCGTTGGAGCCCAAAGCGCCTTTTTTGCAGATGCGACGGGCCAGTCGCTGGGCGTTGGACTCGACCAGATTTCGAATTCGCAGGCTCAGCTGCGGGTCCGGCTCAGGACTGGCATCGGTGTCGGAATCCTGAGATTCGATTTCCGCGTCCTCAGCGTCCTCTGCGTCATCCTCTTCGACCATGTTCAGTGGCCGCAGCGGTTGATCGAGCCCTGCGATCGGATTGAGGTTTTCCGAAATGCGGGCCTCGTTGCGGGTGAGCCAGCCGTTCTGGATGCCGCTTTGGTAGTAAGCCGATCGGCTGGCCGCATCCCCTCGCATGAGGTTGGCAAAGTCAAACTCGATCTCCAGCGCATCACCATCTGGGAGCAGGTCAGCTTCGATGGATGCCTCCCAGCGCTCCGCCCAGGGCGTCATGGTGTGCATGACGAATTCCAGGCTTTGCTGCTCGATGTTGGAGAAAGTCGCCCGGTCCAGGTCCGCAATCATGTGTGGCGGCACCCTGAACAATCGGGCGATATCCGTGATCTGGAACTTGCGCAATTCCAGGAACTGAGCGTCCTTGTTCGTGACGCCCACCTCATGAAACTTCATGCCGTTCTCAAGCACCAGGACCTTGCCCCGGTTCGAGCCAGACTGCGCCGCCTGGTAGGACTCCCGAAACACCCGCTTGGCCTCCGGATCCTTGAAGGTGCCAGGGAACTCGATCCAGCCCCCTGTGGGTTTGGCATCGTTGGAGAAGAACCGAGCCCCGTAGTCCTGCGCAGCCAGCGCCATACCCAGGCTTTCTCGCGAGAGCTCAATGGGGCTCAAGCCAATCAGCCCATCCGAGGACAGCCCCCTCAGATGCCAGACTTCCCCACGAGGAAGGACGATCTCGGAGCCTGCTTGATCCCGGATGCGGTATCGGTAGTCGCCAGAGGGCAGCAGCTCCATCCGCACCCGGTCAGGGTGAATCGGGATCAGCTCGGTGATTTCACCCCGGCTGTTGGCCAGGATCTGGCAGAAGGCGTTCCCCCTCAGAGCCAGATGACCTTGCAGCATTTCGCGCCACTCGAATGGGTTCTGGTAGCGGTTGGGCCGTTTGCCCAGCAACTGGTAGAGCCAGTGGTCCGTCACCCGGTCCTTGCCGCCATCCTTGCGGGGCCGGTAGACCACAAGAGGCAGCGAGGCCATGGTCTCCGAGAGGATGCGCACGCAGGCGTAGACCGCCGCCAGGCGCATGGCCGAATCGGCCGAGACACGCATGCCAGAGATGCTGCGAGCCGAAACAGGCTCGAAATAGAAGTCCCCCCAGGGTGAGCGATCACTGGTGGAAGCTCTGAATCGGTCAAAGAAGTTAAAAAATCCCATGACGTCAGAGCACCATCAACTCGTAGTCGGATCCCAGCACCACCGATTCGCCCGGTTTGATCGCCCGTGAGAGGGCCATGATCAGTGCCACGATGCCGTCTATCTTGTTTTCTGGTCTTTCCTTCCTTGGATAGATGTTGTCTTTGACGTCCGTGTGGGCAACCACGTTACTGGCCATCCAGGCCAGCACCGGGTCGCCGTCATGAACGAGCTTCTTTTGCAGGACCAGGGCCTCGAGCGTCTTCATCGGCTCGCTGAAGTTCAGCACCGTGGGGCGCACTTCAATCATGGGCAGGCCCTCAGACAACATCCGTGTGGACAGCTGCGTAGCCTGGAACGGGTCAAAAGCCACGGCTTGCACTGAAAACCGCGACGAAATGTCCAGCAAATCGGCTTCGATCCAGCTGAAATCGATCACGTTGCCCGGCGTCACCGAGAGGCGACCTGTATGGGCCCAGCCCTCGTATTGGCTGTTGCCCGCCGCCTGGACCGTGTCCTCGGGCAGGTAGTACTTGCCAAACACCGCATATGCGTCTGGTGTGTCAGGGTGCTCGAAAACCATGACGAGCGCGGCAATGTCCGTCTTGCTGGCCAGATCCAGACCTAGCCAGCAGGGCTGGCCCAGGAACTGATCGAGCTCGAGATCGGGGTTGGCACTGGCATCCCAGGACCGCATGTCCATCCAGGCCGTGTCTGCACTCACCCACTCGTTGAGGTGCTTGGTCTTGAAGTTGTTGACCGCGCTGGGCAACTGCATGGCCTTGGCCTGCAGGGGCACCAGGATCTCCTCGCGCACCGAGATGCCCCAGTTGGGGTTGGCTTTGATGAGCGAGTCCTTGGCGGCCCAGTCATCCCCTTCATCGAGCCCGTAGATGATTCCGAACTGGGAGTCGTCTTCGAACACCCGGTTGAGCAGCTTGGTGACAAAGCTTCGGACCTCGTAGCAGATGCCCGATCGGTTGCTGCCAGCCGTGGTGATCACCCACAGCAGTGAGTTGTCCCGCTTGCCGGTACCGGTTTCCACAACGTCATAGACCGTTCGGGTCTTGTGGGCGTGCAACTCGTCGATGCAGCCAAAATGGATGTTCAGGCCGTCGAGTGTGGAGCCTTCTGCCGAGAGCGCCTCGAACTTGGAGCCGGTCTGAAGCACATGCATGTTGTGCGCCCCGACATTCACCGCGAAACGGTTCCTGAAACCCGGGCTCAGGCGCGCCATGGTCTGGGCATCGCCAAAGACGATGCGGGCCTGATCCCTTGTGGTGGCCAACGAATAGACCTCAGCGCCGCCCTCGCGGTCGGCTGCCAGCATGTACAGGCCTACTGCCGAGGACAGGGTGGACTTGGCGTTTCCCCGAGGCACCTCGATGTAGGAGCGCCTGAAGCGGCGCTTGCCGTCCGATTTGACCCACCCGAAGACCGTGGACAGGATGAACACCTGCCAGGGCTCCAGAACGATCATCTTGCTGGCCAGTGGGCCTTTGACGTGGGGCAATCGCTCAATGAAGGCGCACAGGTTGTCCGCTGGCCTGTAGGGCCTGCCATAGCGGTCCAGCAGTTCCGGGTTGAACTGGTAGAGGCTGCTCTTGCGTTTGAAGCGGATCAGGTCATCGAGCTGGCGTTTGCAGGCTTTCTGGACCCACTCGCAGGTCAGGATTTCGTGGGAGACAACGCGCTCAGCATATTGTTTGGCGCTTGCGGCGTATGTGCTCATCCTGTGTCCCTTTGGGTCAACCCACGATGTCCTCCCAGAGATCGAGCTCCTCGCCTGGGCGGTCGTTTGGAATGGAGATGCGCGAACGAGATGCCGGGGTGAATCCCATCTCGATCGCTGCTTTGGTCATGATTTGGGCCTGCTTGTTCGCAATGGCCAGGTAAGGCGACTGCATAGGCACGCCGCTGTGGGGCGCCTTCACCAGGAGCCCCGTTTTGCCGATACCCGTCTGGGCCTGTCGGTACAGGTCTGCCGCGCAGGCCCAGATTTCCAGCACAGACATGTCCAGCTTGCGAATCAGGGTGGGCGGCGCACATTCAAGCGCGTAGCGCCAGGCGGCTTTGGCACCCTCAGGCATGTAGTCCGGAGGCTCGACCAGCAAGCCCTCTGGGACAGGTTCGTGGTAGTTGGTCCGGCATGGCTGCAAGGTCCCTTTGATCTGCTTGACTTGAGTCGGTAGCGGCTTGCGTCCACCCATAAATCACCCGCTTGGTTTGATGTTCATCTGATGCACGGCCTTTACTGCAGGCTTTGGGGGATACCCCCCCTTGTTCAATTTGCACGCACAAAAATTTGCGCAGGCCAACGCATCTTGGGCGGCAGTCTGTAGAGATTCATCCCCCCTACCCCCTCAGGACGGGATCACTGGCGCGAGGACGCGGTCTCTGAGGCGGTCTTCGCGTTGTGACAGGGCACGCACAGGCTCTGCAGGTTCGCTCGCTCAAAGCGCTCACCGCCTTCTTTGACTGGAACGATGTGGTCAACGACCTTGGCCGGTTGCAACAGCCCCTTGACCTGGCACCTGCAGCAAAGCGGGTTATCCCGTAACACCGCTGCACGCGTGTTGCGCCACCTGACCGATTGATAGAAGCCCAGCTCGGTGTCGAACCCGCGCCGCGCACGCCCGTATTCACGGTGCACTTGCGACTGGTGATTGGCGCAGTAACCAGGTACGTTGAGCACCTGTGCGCAACCCGGGTAACGGCATGGAGTGGGCGCACTTCTCGGCATCTAAATCGTCTTTCAAGGAATAAGCGACAGCTTCAAAAATTGACTTGGCTTCACCTTGATTCAGAGCGTCAATCCATCACATTGGATGAACGAAAGGAACCAAGCCAATGAAACAAAACAAGGACCTGAACAAGCTGCTGGAGCAGATCGCTCTGAAGCATTTCTTTATCGAAACGCTGGAGACACAACACAGCGATCGCCTGGACTTCCACGACGTCGCAGTCTGGTGCATCAAGAGCGCACTGCAGGCTGCTTACACCGCAGGGATCGAAGCAGGAAAAAACACATCAACAACATTGAAAGACAAACAATGAAACTCACGGACACCCAACGCGCGCTGCTCGAAGCGGCTGCGCAGCATCCACAAAAGAAACTGACCAACTTCCCCGACACCCTCAAGGGCGGGGCTCGCATCAAGGTGCTCACCTCGATGCACAAGGCCGAGCTCATCGAGCCAAGCACGGCAGAGCCTGAGGTGTACGTGGCCACAGCCACAGGGCTGCAGGCGATTGGCATCACGGTCCAGACGCCGCGCGCCAAACGTGAAGGCACCAAGCAAGCCGTACTGATTGAGCTGCTCACACGCGCAGAAGGTGCCACGCTGCCCCAGATGACTGAGGCAACAGGCTGGCAGGTCCACACGGTGCGAGGTGCCATGGCTGGAGCCCTCAAGAAGAAGCTGGGCCTGGAGATCACTTCCGAAAAGCTACCCGGTGCAGACCGGATCTACCGAATCACCAACCAAGCTGCCTGAGGCCCACATGAAAACCATGACCATCACGATTGAACGCAAACCCTTGACCATCCAATTCGATGGCAAGGACATGGAGGTCGAAGAGCTCAGCATCCGACTGCCCTTTGGCCGCAAGCCCGCCACCATGAGTGAGATCGCTGGGAGCGAAGACTGCACCGTTTACATCACCGAATCTCGCGAGATGGAGCCAGCAGAGTTCGACAGCTTTGCGATGAACCTGCTCAAATCTCGTGACTGGCTCAATGGCAAGGGCGGCTATTACGGAGATGGCAGGCTGTGTGTCGAAGTGCATGCACTCGGTCGCCCTTACCTCTTCATCGATCCTTCTGGGTCGGACTACGCTCGCTATTGCGCACGGCTTGGCTGATCAGTCTGCGATATCTCGCCGAATTTAATTCCATCGTCCTCGCGCACTGCCTGCTGGCCAGAGTAGTCCTCCCAGCGCTTGATGATCACATCCACGAACTTGGGATCGAGTTCAATGAGACGAGCATGACGCCCAGTTTTTTCACTGGCGATCAGGGTAGTGCCGGAGCCGCCAAACAGGTCAAGAACGATGTCCCGGCTCTTCGATGAATTCTTGATGGCCCGCTCGACCAACTCGACCGGTTTCATGGTCGGGTGCAAGTCATTGACCCGGGGCTTGTTGTAGTTCCAGATGTCCGACTGATCACGGTCCCCGCACCAGAAGTGATCCGAACCCTGTTTCCAGCCATACAGGATGGGTTCGTACTGGCGCTGGTAATCAGCGCGTCCGAGTGTGAAGGTGTTCTTGGACCAGATGATGAACGTGGACCACTTGCCGCCTGCCTTGATCCAGGCCTTTTGCAAGGTGTGCAGCTCTGACGAGCTCATGCAAACGTAGCAGGCACCCTTGGTGACCACAAGCAGGTTCAGACAGGCGTCGTAGAGGAACTGAAAGAACCCCTCACCCAGATCGTCATTCATGATGCGCCGGTCTTTGCCGCGCATCTTGTCCTTGGCGCTGTTGCCATAGTCCACGTTGTAGGGTGGGTCGGTGAAAGCCATGTCGGCCAATTGGCCACCCATGAGGCGCTCCACATCCGACAAGACGGTGGAGTCACCACAAAGGAGGCGGTGGTTGCCGAGAATCCACAAGTCCCCAGGTCTGGATACAGGGTCTACTGGTGCTTCTGGGATTGCGTCATCTTCAGTCAAACCACCGCCTGATTCGTCCCCATTCAGAAGCTCTTCGAGCTCCTTGTCGGTGAAGCCCATCAGGTCAAGATCAAAGTCAGCCGCTTTGAGTTCAGCCAACTCGAGTTTCAGGAGCTCATCGTCCCAACCCGCGTTCTCAGCCAGACGGTTGTCGGCCAAGATGTAGGCCTTCTTCTGTTCGGGCGTGAGGTGCCCGAGCTCAATAACTGGCACTTCCTTGATGCCCAACTTGCGCGCTGCCATCAGACGGCCGTGACCCGCGATCAGGCCCTTGGCACCGTCCGTGAGGATCGGGTTGGTCCAGCCGAACTCGGTGATCGAGGCCGCGATTTGCGCCACTTGGGCATCGCTGTGGGTGCGGGCATTGCGTGCATAGGGGACGAGTGCGTCCACTGGGACCATTCGGATCTCAGGATGATTCATGGGGTGACCAGTAAAATTGGCCGCAAAACGAGAATGTCTTGCAGTGCAAATCAAAGTAATTCGCGGGGTTCTAGCCCGCAAAAGCCCGACTGAGGCCACAGCATCCGGAGCAGGCTTTACGCCGCTGGTTGCAGGGATCTACGAAGTGGGATCAGAAATCAACAGCCGTCTGGAAGTTCTCCGCGAGGGAAAACCAACCGTGTACCTGCCGCTGGAAAAGCTGGCTCAATACGAGGCCGCAGGGGAAATCGAAGTTCATCGATAGGAGTCGGACATCGTCAGTGGACGTCAATGACATCGACTGTCATTGACTCTTCCCCAACTGTTTTTCGACTGTTTCGAGGGCGTTCCGAGGTGTCATCGACTGTGCGCGACTGTCATCACTGTCTTTGCACTCGTTTGTCCACCGTAGATGAAAATGTAGCTGCAAATCGGCCAAATGTTGCAGCGTGTTTTGGCCCCAAAAACCGCGCATTCCCTTTTGGGTTTGAATTGCGCCGCGCATGCACGCCAAAACACGCTAATTTCCTCTCTGGTTCGAATCCTCACTGTTTCGGTTGCGCGGCCTGCCTGTTGAGCAGATCAGCCACCACCTGCATGTCTCGCTTCCAGCGTCTCCACGCAGTGGTGCGGTCACAGGCAAAGCGCTTGCTGATCTCCACCCAGTCAAATCGCTTGGCCCGCATCCACACCAGGTGACGTTCGTCGAGTTCAAGCAACTGCACCCAACGCATGACTTCAAGCATCCGCTCCACGTCCTGAGGGGACGGAGGCGCCATGCGGTACACCTTGTGCGGATCCGGGTAGGCATCACTTGGCAAGATCACGATGGGCCAGGTGCTGGCGTAACCCTGCACCGCTACGCGTGGCAGGCGCCTGGCGGTTCTGGCCGCATCGACAAAACGCTCGGCCACCGCTTCAACTGTCCAGACTTCAACCATGTCCACCTCCCTTGGGATGAACATGGCCTTGGCCGTAGAGCCGCTCGCCAATGCTGCGAATGAGTTGGCGCTCCAGAAAGTCCAGCCGCTCGTCATCATGGGAGATGACCAGGATGTGTTGCTCGCGCCATCCCTGGCGCTTTGCAGCCTCGACATCCATGGGAGTAGCCTGCATGCGCCCAAGAGGCGATGGGTAACGTGCTGGAGGGATCTTCATACCTGCCCTCCAAACGAAATATTCCAATGCGCCGCTGGAAAGTCAAAAACGGACTTGTCCGGTTTTGACAATGGGTCTGACGCTTTTGACGGTACAAAACACTCCTTCTCTTTATGCGCGTCTACGCGCCCGCGTAAAGAACCAATGTAATGACTCGTCAGTTGCGTCAAACAGCCGATATCTGAAACCTTTTTCATTGAAATTTCCTCTCAATCATCGTTGTATGGATAGGACCGGGCAGGCAAGGAAGTGGGCTGCTTGAGGTCGATCCCCTGATAGCCACGCACGCCCATGGAGTTGCGCCACTTCTCGAACCGTCTGGCCAGCAAGGCGTCCGAGAACCGGCGTTGCGTGCCTATGTACTCACCACTGAGTTCGGCCCACTGCTTCCAGTCGTTGAAGAGAGTGGCTGTCAATGCCTTGTGGTTGACGCCCAGGTTGCAGCGCTCACTCATCCACCGCCCCATGGCATCCTCGGCCTCGAAGTACTCTTCGGTCGCACTCACCACGGACTTGGGTTGGACCAGGCCCTGGCTTTGCCAAAGCAGGCAGCCCTGCACCGCCCAGGCCATGATTCCGTCGCGCTCGGCAAGCAGCTTCTCGGTCAGAAGCGGATCACGCTTTTCTGGAGGGACCGTGATGGTGAATGGAATCAGGTGCATGCGGCGGCGCATGGCCTCATCAATGTTGCGGATCGCAGGCTTGTGATTGCCCGCGATGAGCAGCTTGAACTGCGGACGGTAGGTGAAGAAGTCCTGGTGCATCAGGCGCGCCGTGATGTCGTCACCCCCCGTGATCGCCTTGATCTTGGATTCGTTCCAGCGCCTGCCTTGCTCTGTCTCAGTTGCCGAAACAAAGCGGGCACCACGCAGTCCTGCCAGATCGGTGGGGTGCCGGTCCGAACGCGATTCCATGAAGGTATCCATGGGCGCGTTGGCGGCATAGTCGCCAAGAACCGTGGAGATCACGTTCACGAAGACCGACTTGCCATTGGCTCCCGTGCCGTACAGGAAGAAGAGCGCGTGAGTGCTGATGTCGCCCGTCAGGCAGTAACCCACCACGCGTTGCAGATAGTCCTGAAGCTCTTCATCACCCCCTGTGACGTTCACCAGAAAATTGCGCCAGACCGGGCAATCGCCTTGCGGCGTGGCCGTGGTGACCTTGGTCATGCGGCGATCCCGATCGTGTGGGCCACGTGCACCAGTGCGCAAGTCCACAATGCCACCAGGCGTGTTCAGGAGCCAGACGCTTGAGTCCCACTCCTCGACCGTGGCACTGTGACGGGGCTCCGAACGCACAATGCGCTCGATCGCCGAAATCGTTCCCGAGCTGGCCAAGCGACCTTTGAGCTTGGTGCCATCGGCATGCACTGAAGCTGCCCGGCAAATCAGGCGACACAGGTGCATGACATACAAGGCCTTGTCGATGTTCCAGCGCACGCCGTTCCACACAAGCCACTTGCTCCATGGTGCGCAGTAGCGCCATTCCTCGGCGAACTGGTGAGAAAAGGCCATGGCCAGCCCATCCTCGTTCGTGTAGTCGATGCCATCGACCAGAGGCATGGGCGTGTGTGCTTCGATCTGATGCACCACCGGCACGCGCTCGCCCACGGCAAGAAAGCCAGCGATGTCAAAGCCGTCTTGCACTGCATCGGCCACATCCCAGCCCTCGGGCTTTTCTGCCGGGGGCTGCAAGATAACGCAGGACTTGGCCCCAGCCTGCATGATGGCCTGCGAAGCATGGTCGGCATATTGCCAGCCAGGTTTGTCACGATCTGGCCAGATCAGGACGTGCTTGCCAGACAGGGGGGACCAGTCGGTTTTCTCAACCGGTGCATTGGCGCCGTGCATGGCCGTGGTGGCACACACACCCAGATCAATCAATGCTTGAGCGCACTTTTCGCCCTCCACCATCACGACTTGCTCGGCCTTGAGCATGCCCGGTTGGTTGAACAGCGGACGCGGCTCTGGAGGAGCCATCTTGCGACGGCGCACATCCCAGGGCCTGAATTCTTTGCGCCCAGGTTCGGGGTCGTAGCGGTAGACCACAGCGATGAGTTTTCCGCTGGCGTCCTGGTAATCCCACTTGGCCGTTGCAGGGCCGAGCTCATCCACGGCAGGTGCTTTGGCTTTACTGGCTGCCACGCTGCTTGCGGGCATGGCTGAGACTCGGCCAAGCCAGCCCTTGGCCCGCTCGAGCACCTGGGGGAATTGGGCCTGCACATCGAGGCTGTAGTAACGGGCAATGAGGTCGAGGATGTCACCGCCTTCACCCGTAGCGCGGTCGGTCCACAA